GGTCGTGAACTGGATGCCATGACACAAGACCTATCTAAATGGATGGGTGCTGTATCTGATGTAGCTAATATAGAGAAGAGAGCAAAGAACCCTTCATTACTTACTAAAGTTTTTTACAGTCAATCAATAGAGCAAGAAGCTATTGAAGCATTTGCCGCTAAAAAAAAATTAGACCAACAACGAGACGAACTCAAGACTTTTATAATGTTCACTCATGGCACTAAAGCATGGGATGAACTTATAAGTATGGAAGGTCAGATAAGAAAACGGAGACAAAAAGAAGTATATGAAGCACAAGAACGCAAAGAGAAGATTATATTGTGGGGTGTTGGCATACTTACAATAGGTATTGGTACTCTTATTCTTGTTGGTATTACTTACGGACTTATGGTTTTAGATAGGAGACAATAGGATGACAGCAGAAGAGATTGAAGAACTAGAAGTAGAAGAAAGAAAACTTAGATTAGAAAACAACAACGCTAAAGAGGACCAACAAAGATACATGGTCTGGTTCTCTGCTGTATCTGTAACAATATATATTGGTGTACTTATGACAGACTTGGTTAGTTTAGAAAGACTTGACCACTTATCTTCTATAGGTAATACTTGGGTATTAAGCAACATGGGTATCATTGGTGCTTTTATAGCAAGCAATGTATTCCTAAAAAATGGGAATGGTAAGTGATGGCTAAGACTCCTGCATGGCAAAGAAAAGAAGGTAAGAATCCAAAGGGTGGATTAAATGCTAAAGGTCGTAAAGGCACAGGCATGAAACCACCTGTAAAAAGTGGTGACAATCCAAGACGAGCAAGTTTCTTGCAACGTATGGGTGCGGCTAAAGGACCAGAGCGAGATTCAAAAGGTAAACCAACAAGATTATTATTATCTCTTAATGCGTGGGGTGCATCAAGTAAGTCAGATGCTATACGTAAGGGTAAAGCTATTAGTGCTAGGAATAAAAAGAAAAAAACAAAAACAGGATAACACTATGGCAAAGAAAAGCACAGTAAACAAAGCAGGAAATTATACTAAACCTACTATGAGAAAAAATTTATTTAATAAAATTAAAGCAAGTAGTAAAGGTGGTAATGCAGGTCAATGGTCTGCACGGAAAGCACAAATGTTAGCAAAACAATATAAAGCTAAAGGTGGAGGTTATAGGTAGTGGCTCTTGCTAAATCACAAAAGAGTTTAAAAGATTGGGGTAAACAAAAATGGAGAACATCTTCAGGTAAACCGTCTCAAGGTAAAAGACGTTACCTGCCAGATGCCGCATGGAAGTCTCTTACTTCTGCGGAGAAGGCATCAACAAATAAAGCTAAAGCTAAAGGAAATAAAAAAGGAAAGCAATTTGTTGCACAGCCAAAACGTATTGCAAAGAAAACAAAAAAATATAGGAGTTAAATTATGCCAAGTGGTAAAGGAACTTATGGGTCTACAAAAGGCAGACCGCCAAAAAAGAAACCAGTAACACTACCTAAGATTATGAAGAAGAAACCTAAAAAGAAGTGATAGGTACATTACTTACATCAGTTAGTTCTTTAGCTTCTTCTTATCTTGAGGGTAAAACTGCTATTCAAAAAGCAGAAGCTACCATCAGGATGAAAGAAGCAACAGGAGAAATTGACTGGGATTTGGCGGCAATGAGAGCTAGCCAATCTTCATGGAAAGATGAATGGTTGACTGTACTTTTTTCTATACCTCTGGTATTGTGTTTCTGTGGCGAGTGGGGTAGGCAGATAGTAACTGACGGCTTCCTTGCTCTCTCTGGAATGCCGACTTGGTATCAGGTAAGTTTGGGCAGTATTGTTGCGGCATCATTCGCCACACGAAGTGCTAAGAAATTTTTTAACCCAGTAGGAAAGAAGAAATAAATGGCTAAAGGTAAGAAAAGTTCACTAGCTGTAGCTAAAAAAGATAAAAGAATAGCATTAGAGATGCAGGAGCTATCAGCTAATAGACCTAAAGATTATAGTGTTGTTAATAATATTCCTTTTAACAAAGAAAACGAGCCAACTATAAAGGCTTTTTCTAAACCTTTTTCTGTTGATACTCCTTTAAGTATAGAACCTTTGTCTATTGTTCCTAACTTAGACATGAAAAATAATTCACCAAAAAATATTTCTGATTTGTTTCCAGTTACAAATGAAAACGCAGACATTTCTGAGAGTACCAATCCAATAAAAAGAAGAATGAAAAGCATGTTAGATTTTATGCGACCTGTTACTGGTATAGATATAGGCTCAGGAAGATTGACACCAAAGATAGATATGAAAAATAAATCTATTGGGCTACAATTTAAAATGCCGTTAGGAGATTATTAATGTTTAGATTATCAAACAGAAGTATAGAAAGATTAGAAGGAGTTAACCCAGTTCTTGTAGATATAGTTAACCTGGCTATTACTAAGACTAAGGTAGACTTTGGAGTTTCATGTGGGGTAAGAACTTTAGATACTCAAAAGAAATTAGTAGAGACAGGTAAGTCTCAGACTATGAGAAGCTATCACTTACTACAGGATGACATGACTAGTTGGGCAGTAGACTTAGTTGCTTATATAGATGGAGATGTATGTTGGGAAGTAAATGTATATGATGATGTTGCTGATGCTATACAAGCGGCATCTAAAGAAATAGATACAAAAGGTTTTCGTGTTAGATGGGGTGGTGCTTGGTCTGTGTCTGACTTATCTAATTGGAATAAGACTATGGAAGAAGCATACTTATCATACATAGACTACAAGCGTAAATTAAAACAGAGACCTTTCTTTGACGGACCTCACTTTGAACTCAACAAGTGAAGCTCCTCTTCAGTTAAGTTTAGGCTTTGAAGAATCTGTAGACGAGATACCTTTTGAGTCTGCTCCTCCTGAACAATGGCTTTATCTTTTGTTTTGCAAAACAGTTGAGAACAATCAGGACAATAATACTTCTTGCTAACTTTTATTATTGCTGATTCTCCACAACGAGAACATTTCCATTCATCAATTATTATTTGCTGTTCTTTCATTTAGTTTCCTTTTAAGTTTTTGTATCATCTTTTCTTTCTGAGAATTATCTTTCAATAATTTTTTAATTACAGAGTTTAAAGAATCTATCTCATATTTAATTGCTCTATCTGTACCAGAATAAACAGAGGTTTTTCTATCTGCTATATCTATTATTTTTATAGGGGTTTGATTTGCCATCTGTGTTTCTTTTCCTCCCATTCTTTACTTAGTTTTTCTACTATTGCTTTATGTTTAGGGTTAAGCATTTGCATACCACAACCACACAATACTTTTGCAGGTGCAGGAGTAAGCTCCCAGTTTAAATGATGCACATGTTTGCAGTGAGGACACTCGCATCTTGTGTTACCTTTTATATCTTTACCTACTATTCTCCATTCAGTAGGTTCTAATTCAGGATGTTTATCTTTATCCATTCTACTCATATTATTCCCATCTTATAATCTTTCATTGATATGACCTAGATGGTACATATCTACTTCTATCTCATCATCATCTTTAAACGCAGATTGAAAATCATCTGGTATTGTAAATTTAATATGCACTTGGTTGTTTTGTATAGAGGATACAGTGAAATTAAACTTGTGCTTATCTTGAATACTTTCACATGCTCTTAATAACATTCTTATATTTCTTGATTGTGTAGTCATATCTTTTCTCCTAGATTAACAGGTCTGTCAGGTGGTGTAGTATATCTATAGTAGTTATACCTTTCAAAACATTGGTCGCCTAGACCTGTGTTGGTTAAATGTTCAGCAACCTCTACGCATAATTCTTTGTCTTTAAATTCTATTGAGTACAATGATGTTGGTGTTGCTTCTAATGAAATCAACACAAGTATATAAGTAATATACATAGGAATCTCCGTAAATTAGGGGGTTACTATACTATATAAAAAGTATTTAACCCCCCTGTATGGCTAAATTTCAGCCTCTAATTTGTGGTAATCCCCTGCAATATCTATGAAAGGACTAGAAACGTAGTATTGCAGAGGATTTTTTTTAGAATGGTACTGTTTCTTTCTTCTGGTATTCACTCTTCCAAGATTCTTTAGGTGCAGAAGCAGGAGTATCAGAAAAATCCTTAGAAGAAAACTCTACTCCTAAATATTTTTCTTTTGTTTCTCTACTTTCGTTTACCCATACTGCTACATTCTTATACTTAGAAGAAGTAACCCACTTATCACCAGTATTTTCTCTGTGTATTACACTACAGTTTACTTTATAGTCAGGCTTAGAGTCATTGTCTTTCTGCTCATTAGGTTTTAGTTCTCCTATCCTTTGGTACAAACCAGTAGCACTACCTTTATCTCCGTACTGTACTGTAGCTACAATAAATTGTTTCTTTGAACCTTCAATTTCAACAGAGCCTTGATACTTCAGTTCTGTTTTATTGTCTCTGATACCAGATAAGTTTCCTTTGTCTGTAATAAATTTTTCTGTCATAATATCTCCTATATATCTTTGACGTTTTCACTGTTGACGTACTTGTTGTTATCCCATTCACCTAAGAAGATGTCAGCATCACAACCAAAGTGGGATAAACCTTTGGTCAAAGCATCAGTCATAGCTTTCTTTGGAGCCTCATCATCAAGTTTACCGCGTGGGTCTTTCCTTGTTTCTTTTATCATAGGCATACAGCTTGCGATAGGGCCAATAGCTTTCTCCTTTTCGCCCACCCAGATAGTAACATAAGCAAAAACAACAGGTATTATTTCTTCTCCTCTTCTTATATCTTTTGTTTCGTAGGTAGCAGTCCACCCCCACGCTTTACCTACCTGACCTATCTGGTCTGTCATCTTTCTTATTTGGTAGTGAGCATTGATAGTAGTTATCTGTCCACCCCAAGATGCAGGTACAGTTTTTGTGTAAGCAGAGTCAGTAGTAGATAGTCTATCCCATAGTTCTGAGTTCTGCTTCTCGTAGTCTTGTCTTGTTCTTGTCATTTTATTCTCCCTTTATAGTTATTCTAAGTGTGTTGTTCTTAGTTCTTTTGACTGAAGCAGTAGAGCTATAAACTTCTCTTGCATTGTCTGGTACATGGGAAAGAACTTTATCCCTTGATTCATCTAAATCTTTTTTACTTATGTCTGCTTTCTTTTTATTCTCCATGTACTCACCACAAGCAAAAGCAAAAGAATTACTTGATGATAAATCTTTTCTTATCATTCCATTAACAGGTATTTGTTCTGTTGTTATTTTAGTTTGTTTTGGTTTGTATCCTATTGGCTCTGAGGCTTTAGGATTTGAAGGGTCATAAGCATCAACATGTTTCTTGAATCTATGTATAGCATCTACCATATCTATCTGATACCCTGCATAACTACTTACTTTTACACAGTGCCATACGTTTCCAAAGATAATAGGGAAGTAACAGCCACCTATCCTTTGATTAGGAAAGTTTTGGTGTAGAAGGTACAGATAGAATTGCATCTGAGGCATGTACTCTTCTATTGCCTCATCCATATTCTTAAACCTAGTACCTAACGCATTAGTATGTTTAGCTTCTATTGCACATATACTACCTGAACCATCCATACATACATCATCAAGATTGCCACGCATAAAACATTCATAAGTTGTACCTGTGTTGATACCAAATAATTGTCTTGGATTTATTGGCGCACTTGGTGCATGTCTAGATTCAATTATGTTTTGTTTTGCATGGTCAGTATAAGTTTTATAGAACCATTTAATATTAAATGCTTCTGTTACTGTACCTAGTTGTACTTGGAATACATCTGATAAGTCTGGGTGTTTTACTTGCGCAGTCTTTTGTCTCCAAAGTTCATACCAATCTCCACTCATAATCTTGCCGACATCACTGCCACCAATATATTTATTGCGGTCTTTCTCAACCGCAGTAAGTTCTACTGTCATGATTTGTCCTTTCATGTTTGGTGCCAGAACACAGGGGAAAATTTTTTACACAGGCAGGGTAAAAAATAATGTGTTCTGACAAGTTAAGACTAATTGCAGGAGTGCAATAAGTCAAGCCCTTAATTTACTGGGATAATTTAGCTAGCCAAGTTTCACCTGTCTTACGAAATGGGTCAACAAAAGCTACCCTGTCTCTAACCATACAACGTAAGGCATAGATGTTGGTGTCTTGTAGTATTGATTGTGTCCAACCTTTAGGCTGTGGAAAGTACTGACAATTTTTTATTACAGTACGAACCATGTGGTTTACCATATCCATTGGGTACTCTGATATTATTTCTGCTGTTGTACTTATAATAGCATCAACATCTTTATCTCTATCAAAGCGTAACACACATGCTTTCTGTTTCATTATGTCTTGAACTTCTTTTGTGTTGTACTCTTCAAAGTACCAATCAACCATCTTCATTATTTCTTTGTGTGATTCTAGATTGGTAGGTGTGTACTTCATTTCTAAAGGTTTACCCATATAGCCAGTAAACTCAACACCATCAAGTCTGTTGTGTGCATAGCGTAGTGCAGTCAATAGATTTTCTGTTGCTTTCATTGGGTCTTTGTAGTCACATAAAAGCATACGACCATCTGCTTCGTCATAATCCTTAGTCATTTTCTAATTCCTTTCTGTGTTTGTGTAGTTCTGGTGCTGTGTATTTTTCAAATACATCTTGGTTCATTAATACTATTTGTTTTATATTTTTTCCTCCTTCACTCTTTTTAAATATTGCTATGTCATTATTTTCTAACACCTCCCAAATGTTTGGGAAGCGTGATTTCTTATTTACATTTCTGTACTTACATTCAACATACAATGTTTCTGTTTGTAAGCTGATTGTTATATCACTGCGTAAGTCTGCTCGCAGGTGTCCGTGTTGTCCACTAGCTATCTGCTTTGTACATACAACACCAAGAGAATCTAACCATTCTTTTATTTTGTTTTCGTGGTAAGTCCCTTTGTTCTTTTCTTTGGAAGGCATTTGTTTTTATAAACCTCTCTGTGTTTGGATATTAATTCTATTGCATCTGTAACTTTAACAGCAGTAGCATACCTTAATTCTACACCACGCATATTTCTGTAGTAGGTAGAGTAAGGTATACCTGCAAACTTAAAGGCTGAAGCTAGGTCCACAAGGTTCTCCTGAGATAGAGTTTCTAACTGTTCTAAATAACTCCTCATAACAAGAGACATTACCATTCTTTTGTTTATCATCAAGCATTAAATACTTATGGTTTTCTATTACTGCTATCCCTTTTTCATTTATAGTATAGGTATTGTAGATACCTGTTGCATATGCAAAACTATTTATTCTTGAGGATACAATTAAATTATATTTATATTCTAATGAATTTAATGTGCCTGTTACATAACTAGTTAATTCATCTGTTAATGTGCATATAGATTTAGATGTTGTATTGTTTCTACTTCTATACTTATCGTTAGGATACTTGTTGTTTAATATCTTAATAGCAGTCAGTACTTTTAATCTCTTTGGTGTAAGTATAATACTGTATGCTTTTTGTATTTCATAATTTAACATAGGTTTCATAATAGTTTCCTTTGGTTTGTGTTGGCTGTTGGTTTCCATTTTATATCTACTAAGCTGTAGACTAAATTCTTTTTAAACTTATCTACAAATCTGCCTCT